GAGAGAGTACAGAGCGGGCGGGCGTTCTACAGGCCGAGCGAGCACTTGATAAGACTCCCGAAGATTGAGCAGTTCGCGGATGCAAAAGAATACTATAGTACGGCGTTCCATGAAGCGGTGCACAGCACGGGACATCATACACTTCTTGACAGATTCCCGCAGGATGCGATGATGGCGGCTTTCGGCTCTGACAGTTATAGCAATGAAGAACTTATCGCGGAAATCGGAGCTTGCGCTATCATGGGCAAGCTGGGTCTGGATACGGTCGGAACTTTCAGAAACAGCGCGGCGTACATCAAAGGCTGGCTGAGTGCGCTGAAGAATGATAAACGGCTGATCGTGAGTGCGGCGGGCAAGGCAGAGAAAGCGGTCAAGTTGATTCTGAACGAGCAGGATGCGGCAGAAATCGCGGCATAGCGCAGAAAGCGTCAGAAGCTCCCGCAAGGGGGCTTTTGTTTTACTGGATAATCCCATAAGGGCAGCGCAGGAAAAGCGAAACAGGGGCATTGTGGCGCGTCTGGTGAAGGGACAAGATAGTTTTAGAAAATCGAATTTGCGGATACCATTGCGGCGGATTTGCTGATTGACAAATCCGATAAGGTGAATTAAAATTAAGATGTCGGTAAGAGTGACCGATGATAGGCGTTGAGTTCGTAGGCGGCTCAACGCTGTTTTTATTAGGCGTTGCAAAGATGTTTCCTCCTTGCATCTTTGCGGGAGTGTCCATTTTGGGCGAGTTTAAAGACAAACCGTCAGACGTCAGCAGGATGGGGGCGGGCACACTGTTGAGCCTACACAAGGGGGAGAGATAACGGCTGGTAAACGTTATCTGGGGAGCGTTCAACGCTCGGCGGCGCGGGTTCTTAGCCTTTCAACCTGCGCCGTTTTTCATTGGCAAAGGCACAAGGGAGAGACGATGCAACTGGAGATCATATATCTTTCACCGAATGAATTGACACCGTATGCCAAAAACGCAAAGAAACACAGCGAGAAACAGATAAGTAACGTCGCATTGTCTATTAAAAAATATGGATGGCGACAACCGTTAGTTGTTGATGCAAATGGTGTTATCATTATCGGGCATTGCAGGTATGAAGCAGCAAAGAGATTAGGGCTGGAAAGCATACCGTGTGTGAGAGCGGACGATTTGACAGAAACACAAGTCCGCGAGCTGAGAATACTGGACAACAAACTGAACGAGTCGGAATGGGATTGGATTGCGCTGAACGATGATGCATACGGTTTGGATTTTAGCGGTTTTGAACTGGACGGAATGCTTTCAGAGATCGACAGGTGCGAGGAAGTAGATCAGATTCCAGACAAAGTGCCGGACATCACTGAAAAAATGGACAATCCGCGCGGTATCATGCGAGGGCAGATATGGCAGCTTGGAAATCATCGGCTCATGTGCGGTTCGTCTACAGAGCAAGCGGACGTTGACAGGCTCATGGGCGGCACAAATGCGCCGCTTTTGTTTACGTCGCCGCCGTATGCACAGATGCGAGATTACAACGGCGGGAAAGACTTAAACGTCGAAGAGTTGGCTAAGTTTATTGGGATATATAAACCTTATGCAGGTATTCAAGCAATAAACCTTGGGCTTATGTTTCGTGATAACGAAATAGTTCCGTATTGGGACACGTACATAAGCACGGCAAAAGATTACGGGCTGAAATTGCTTGCTTGGAACGTATGGGACAAACTAAGCTGCGGTTCGATGGGAGCGCAACAGCAAATGGTTCCATTGCGGCATGAATGGATATTCTGTTTCGGAGAAAAACCGATTGAGTTGAGATACACGAAACGGAAAAAGCAACAGAGCATAAACGTAAAGAAAACGACGAAACAAAGGCAAAAAGACGGAACATTAAAAACGCTTACAAAAGGGCTGACAACGCTTGCATACAAAAAAATGGACAGCGTTGTGGAACAGGAATTGCCTGAAGAATTTTCGTCTATGACAAAGCAACGCTATGAAACGGGCGATATAAGGCAAAAACATCCTGCAACGTTTCCTGTCATGCTGCCAGCGGAGTACATAGCAGCATTCACAAGCCCGCAAGATGCGGTTATAGAGCCTTTTGCGGGGTCTGGCACGACGCTTATAGCTTGTGAACATATGGGGCGCAGGTGCTACGCTATGGAACTTGACGAAATATACATGAATGTCATTATCGACAGATGGGAAGAGATGACGGGCAGCGAAGCAAAAAGAATCGGATAAGGAGTGATAAAAAATTGTTGGGAATAAGGGTGGCAGACCGAGAAAAGAAATAGACAAAGAGCTTTTCGAGCGGTTATGCGGTTTGCAATGCAGTTTGGATGAAATCGCCTATGCGTTGCTTTGCTCCGGTGATACGATAGAACGATGGTGCAAGCGCGAATATGGAGAAGGTTTTGCGGACGTATATAAAAAGTATTCAGCAAGCGGCAAAATCAGTTTGAGACGGTATCAGTTCGAGCTTGCAAAAAAGTCGGCTGCAATGGCGATATTCCTTGGGAAAAATTACTTGGGCCAGACGGATGGCGTGACGCAAAGCGTCGAAATAAATGCGGGCGGCGGGAATAGCCTGATAGCTGCGATTGAGCACGCGGCGAGGATTCGCGGACAGGTGACGGACACGCCGGAGAATGCAGACGCGGATTCGGGTGACGCGAATGAAGAATGATAACGTCTTCGAGTTCGCTGACTTTTCTGCGCGTCAGCTTACGTTGCTGACATGGTGGACGGACGAAAGCCCGCTAAGGAACAAAGATGGAATCATAGCAGACGGCGCGGTCAGAAGCGGCAAAACAGTCGCTATGAGCTTATCTTACATCATCTGGGCAATGACAAAGTTCAAACACAAAAACTTTGCTATTTGCGGAATAACCCAAAACACGATATACAGGAACGTCATCAAGGAAGTCAAGCGGATGCTGCCGCTTTGCGGGTTCACTTGCGAGCACAAGCGATCTGAGTTTCTGCTTACGGTCAAGGGCAACGACACGACAAACGACTTTTATCTGTTTTCTGGACGTGACGAGCGCAGTCAAGACCCGATTGCTGGTATCACGTTGGCGGGAGCGTACTTTGACGAAGCGGCGTTGATGCCGCAGAGCTTTGTGCAACAGGTCATGCTGCGATGCTCTATTGACGGAGCAAAGCACTGGTTCAACTGCAACCCGGCGGGGAGCGAAAATCACTGGTTCAAGCAGACGATCATAAACAAATACATAGCGATGAATTACATCTATCTGCATTTCACGATGGACGATAATTTAAGCTTGTCTGAGAGCGTCAAAAACAGGTACAAGCGGCAGTATGTAGGAGTCTACTACAGGCGCTACATAGAAGGGCGCTGGGTGGCTGCTGATGGCATTATTTACGATATGTGGGACACGGATGCCAACAGCTACGAAGAGGGCTACAAGAGCGGCGCACAGCTTGTACAGATGCCGCGCTATGTGGGAGTTGACTACGGCACGACAAACCCGATGGTCTTTTTGGACTGCTACGATACGGGCGACGAGCTGCTGATCGATAACGAGTATTATTTCGACAGCCGGAAAACGTTAGATCATTTGCAGAAAACGGATAAGGACTACGCGGATGACTTTGAAGAGTTTATCGGGCACGATTACGGCGTAACGGTTATAATCGACCCGTCGGCGGCAAGCTTTATTGCAGAGCTGCGCGGCAGGGGCTACAGAATCAAGAAAGCAGACAACGAGGTTCTGGACGGTATCAGGATAACGGCGACAATGATAAAGACGCGCAAGCTGAAAGTCAGAAAGGGCGCAACGCCGAACTTGATTCGGGAAATGGGCTTGTATATCTGGGACGAAAAGGCGACAGAGCGCGGAGAAGAAAAGCCGCTGAAGGTGAACGATCACGCGCTCGACAGCGTGCGCTATGTTATAAAAACGTTAATCACACCACGGAGGTTAGCCACGATATGAGCAAAAAACGAAATAAAGGGGCTGCGCGTGCGACTAACCCCGTTCAGGACAAGGCTATCGAGCAAGGGCAGCGCAGGCAGACAAACGACAGTTTTATCAATCCGTTTGACAGGTTGGGCTTTGGCAGAAACAATCTGCTTTCGACAAATGAATACCCGATCACGCGGCTTACGCAAAACTATGCGCTGCTTAACAGTCTGTATCGTAACGACTGGATTGCGAAAAAGATCATTGATTCAGTCGCGGAAGATATGACGAAGAACTGGTTTGCGATTAAGGGTTCGATTGAGCCGGAACGACTGAGTGACTATGAAGCGATGGAGCGCAAGACGCACATAAAGAAAGCGCTGCTTGACGGCTTACGTTGGGGCAGGCTTTTCGGCGGCGCTGCGGGCATCATGGTCATTGACGGTCAGGAAGATATGCTGGAAGAACCGCTGGACATGCGGATGGTGATGCCGGACAGCTTCAAAGGTATTATCATTGCGGACAGGTGGAACGGCGTATATCCGGGCACTGAGCTTGTTCAGGACATGGCCGACCCCGATTTCGGACTGCCGGAGTATTATAACTTCAACATGGCGGATACGGCGCTTGATACGGGTTCTATCAGGGTACACCATAGCAGAGTGCTTCGGTTTATCGGGCGCGAACTGCCGCTGATTGAGCGGATGGCGGAAACGTATTGGGGCGCGTCTGAGCTTGAGCACGTTTTTACTGAGCTGAATAAGCGCAACACCACAAGTGAGAACGTGGCGAATTTAATATTTCAGGCGAATGTGCGCACGTACAAGATGTCTGATCTGGGGCAGTTGCTTGCTACGACAAACGCACAGCAGCAGCGGATGCTTTATCAAACGCTGCAGATGCAGAACTTCCTAATGTCCAACATGGGCATGAATGTCATGGACAAGGAAGATGACTTCCAGACGAATCAGTACACGTTCAGCGGTCTGTCTGAGATTTACGACGCGTTCATGAACGATGTTTCGGGCGCGTCCGAGATTCCGGCAACGCGGCTGTATGGGCGTTCACCCGCTGGAATGAATGCGACGGGCGAAAGCGATCTGTCGAACTATTACGACAAGATTGCGCAGCTTCAGGAAGCGAAGCTGAGACCCGTGCTTGAAAAACTGCTGCCTGTCGTGTTCATGAGCACGTTTGGCGCAGTGCCGGATGATTGGGACATTGAGTTTAACCCGGTCGCTGAGACGAGCGAAGAAGAGAAAGCGAATCTGGTCAAGCAGAGCGCGGACGCGATTATCAGCGTCTTCCAGTCCGGTCTTATCAGTCAGCAGACGGCGCTTAAAGAGGTGCGTCAATCCGGCATTGCTTACGGCATGGTGTCTAACCTCA